ACGCTGCGCAGGCAGACTTCGATGTTGTCTTGACCGAAGTCGCTGCGGTTGATGGTCAGGGGCAGGTCCTGTACAACCCGGACGGCACCCCGGTGATCATCACGAACAGTCGTGCCACCGTGCGCTCTAACCCTGACGGTTCGTTTGACGGTCTAGCCACTGTCGGCACCCGCTTCGTGGTGGAACAGAACCGTGCCTGCCTCAACCGGGCGCTCGACATCGTGGGCGCGTCCAAGGGGGATGCCGTCGTTGATACGGTCGGCGTACTTCGCGAGGGACGGGAGTTCTTCGCCTGCCTTGACCTCGGGACGCTGATTATCGATCCGCAAGGGGTCAACGACAGGATTGATCGGTACCTCTTGGTCCTGAACGGTCACGACGGACGTACTCCGATTACGTTCGCCAATACTCCGATCCGTGGCGTATGCAAGAACACGGTGATTCTGGGCCTTAGGAAGGCCAAAGCCATGTTCCGGGCCAAGCACACGCGTAACGCCGATCAGGCAATGGAAGCGGCTCGCGACGTGCTGAACATCTCCGTTGAATGGGCCAAGGAGTTTCAGACCATGGCTGAGCAGTTGCTGCACATCCCGGTCCCCGCTGGCTCTCGCCGGTTCGACACGGTATTCGACACGGTCTTCCCGGATTCAGCAAACTCCACTGACAGGCAGCGGGCGCATCGTGACGAAGTTCAGATGGTCGTGCGGGGGCTATACGCCTCCAAGAAGAACGCAGCCGGCTTCGGGTATAACGGATGGTCCACCTACAACGCATTTGGCGAGTATCTGGATCACGCCCGTGAGGGCGACGCCGACGCCAAGGCCATCTCGTCGATGGACTTCACATCCTGGGTATCGAAGCGTAAGCAGTTGGCACATAAGGCCATACTGAACCTCGTTTAATTAACTACATATCGAAGGGGTCCCAATGCGGCGCTTAATAGCGACCACTTTTGTTGCTGGGCTTATTTGGTCCGGCATGGCCACAACGGCCAACGCCAGTCACGACACCATCTACTCACCCTGTTCCACTGAGTACGGGTACATCCACATGACCTACGACGAGTGGGCGGCTCACATCACCACGATGGAAGCCGACGGCACGATTCCTCCCGGCATTGTGTTCCGCTACTACGAAGAACTCCACGGAGGCAAGGGCAATACCGTGCTGGAAGACGGCACAATCCCGGCGTGGGATAACTGGGCTGGCGGTCTAGAAGACGGCATGATTCTGTCCATCCACGACTGGGCCAACGGCGACCACCCCGAAATCGAAGAACTAATGTTCGCTTCCGGCAAGGTGCCCGAATGGATCTTGGATGCCAATATGGTCATCCGCCGGTTCAACGATCCCTACTGGGCTGCGGCGAACCCGATGACCCCATCGTGGACCGTCTGGCAGTCGCTCTGCATGGGCGACTACGGGTACTCGATACCGGTCATGGAGATCAACGAAGACGGCGTTTGGGTATCGAATCTTCCGACGACCACTACTACTACAGTTCCGGCGGGGGCCAATCAAGAGGCGACACCCACCTCGGGTCCGCCCCCGCCAACCACAACACAGGCCATAGTTGCTTCGACAACCAGCGAACAAGCGCCTGTGACTACTACGACTCAGGCCATTGAATATTCGACACCCGCATCCGCAGCGCCTGAGGATACCCCGTCCGCCTTACAAGCGATACCCGACTCCCTCCCGGCGGGGTATGACCTATTTACCGCTCAGTTTGAAGGCTGGCCCTTCATGGAAACGATCATCCTTCTGGAAGAGCGGTACCCGCAGGGAACACCTAACAAATATCATTTCCGGCTATCTGCTGCCGTTGAGTACCTTCGCTCCGGTGGCATGATCGGTCAACTCGACAACGTTTGGAACAATTAATGTACATCTATATCAACCACTATGACGGCTCGGATCGCGGTTACGAGGTTGGTTACCATCTCACCAAGTACGGCCATGACGGCAAGCCATACAACCAGTTCTATTGTGAGACGAGATGGGGAACTCCAGAGGAAGCGGCAGCCCGGGTAAACTATCTAAACGGTGGTACCGGAGATCCCCCCACGACGCCTGTTCCTGGAAAGGAACAATGAAGCACGTTATTCACGTTCACCAGCAGAAGGTCAAGAAGGGTGAGCCGGCCATCATCGACCGGACTTACAAGGGTTCGACCCATCTGACCAGGGTGAAGGTCAACGGTCCCTGCGAGATCATCCATTCACAGACCCCGGACCACTGTGGTGCCCGCGTCTGGATTGAGACGCAGGCGGACGTCGAACATATCGCTGTCGATTGGGAATAGGTTTGTAGCCTACAATCTGTAGGTGGAACAGTATCCCTACCAGATCAATATCGAGCGCCGCACCCCGCTGCTGATGCCGGGGTCCAGCGGGGGTTACATTCTGCACGCCGATCGTTCCCCCTGTCCCGTCTGCGGGCATCCAACCGGAGACTGCAAGGGAGATCAACCGCCTCCCACCCGTCTTGCCGGCATGGACGACAAGTTGGAAACCTTGAAGCATGCCCAGAATGTGTACGTCGAAGAGGACATTTTCGACGAGATCCAGATCACGCCAGGTCGAACAACCAGGATTCTGAGACATGCCGCCGGATCTCAGGTTTCCTACGAAGAAGCCGAAAAACTTGGTCTGATTTGACAGTTTCAGTATTCTCGGGTGCTGTACCATCGGTAGTAGTAGTCTCCATTCCGCCCGCTTGCCGAAACGAAATCAGCCCCCTTCATGCCCCAAATCACAGACGCCTTTGTTGACACCTATAAGACACAAACAGCGCCCTGGGGATTTGGAGGATTGGGAGAAATCGTCTTTCTTCGCACCTACAGCCGCAAAAACGGGGGCGATCACACCGAACTGTGGCCGGAGACGATCCAGCGGGTAATCAACGGTGCCATTGAGATCGGCGTTCCGTATACGCAGACCGAGGTCGAACTCCTGTTCGATCACATGTTCAACTTGCGTTGTTCGTTTGCCGGCCGTGGACTGTGGCAGTTGGGCACGCCTCTCGTTCAGAACATGGGCGGCGCGAGCCTCAACAACTGCTACTTCGTCAACATCGAGACGGTGGAGGACTTCGAGTTCGTGTTCGACATGTTGATGTTGGGCGGAGGTGTTGGCTTTTCTGTGGAGCGAGCCAAGATTCACGAACTTCCCAAGGTCAAGGCTGGCGTGGAGATCACTCACGAGCGCACCAACGACGCCGACATCATCGTGCCCGACTCGCGTCAGGGTTGGAGCCGCCTACTGCACTCCACTCTCAAGTCATTCTTCGATACGGGCAAGTCGTTCTCCTATTCCACGATTCTGATTCGGGAGTCAGGGGCCGCACTCAAGACATTTGGCGGTACGGCTTCAGGGCCGGGTGCTCTGATTGATGGAATTGCCGATATCTGCACAGTGATGCAGGGGCGAGAGGGTAAAAAGTTAAGGTCTGTTGATGTTCTAGATATATGTAACATCATCGGGCGGGTGGTGGTGTCCGGCTCGGCACGACGTTCCGCCGAGATCGCTATCGGTGACCCCGATGACGTTCTCTTCCTCCGAGCCAAGAACTGGGCAACGGGGACTGTCCCCGCCTGGCGATCGAACAGCAACAACAGCATTTATGCCGACACCTACGACGAAATCCTGCCGGAGTTGTGGAAGGGGTATAACGGCAATGGAGAACCGTATGGACTCGTTAATCGTAAACTGGCTCGCCGGGTTGGAAGGCTCGGAGAGACGAAAACAGATAACAGCATTGAGGGATTTAACCCCTGCGCCGAGATTGCGCTCGGGGACGGGGAGTCGTGCAACCTGGCGACGATTTTTCTCCCGAATATTGAGTCGCTGAAGCAGATGCGGGAGATTTCCCGCTTGCTCTATCTGGCGCAGAAGCAAGTCACACGACTTGAGTACCCCTACGAGAAGACGACCAAGATCGTTGCCAAGAACTCGAGGTTGGGCCAGTCTGTAACGGGGGTGTTGCAGGCATCCGAGAAGCAATTGAACTGGATGTCGCAAATTTATGACTATTTGTCCGGATTGGACGAAGAGTATTCGGCGAAGCACAACCTACCCAAGTCGGTTCGCCTAACTACAGTTCAACCCTCAGGGACGCTGTCCCTGCTGCCAGGGGTGACGCCAGGGGTACACCCGGCATATGCCCGTTATTACATCCGTCGGGTCAGGTTCCGTTCAACGGATCCGCTGGTGGACACATGTCGCAGCCGTGGCTACAAGGTTCAGTGGGATGTGGGCCTGGACGGACACAAGGATCGCACCAGCCAGGTCGTTGAGTTTCCCTGCAAGTCTCCAGATAACGCCATTCTGGCGAGCGAGATGACAGCGGTAGACCAACTGGAGTGGATCAAACGCATGCAAACGGAGTGGGCAGACAATGCGGTTTCGGTGACGGTCTACTACGAAATGGATGAATTGACGTCAATCCAGGAGTGGTTGCAGAAGAACTACAAGAACTCGATCAAGAGCGTGTCGTTCCTGTTGCACACTGATCACAACTTCCCGCTTCCTCCATACGAGGAGATCACGGAGGAGGAATACGAGAAGATCCTTGGGAAGGTCAACTTTTCGATCCCATTCGTTTCTGTGCCTACCGACAGCCTCGACTTCGACGATTGCAATAGTGGTGCTTGTCCGATTAAATAAACGGTGGTCCTAGAACCCACCCGACAAGCGACCATCGTTCTCCGCTTAGAACGGGATCCACGCTGTGGAGTGTCCATGAAGGCCATATCGTCATCGAACCCTGCGTCTTGCTGACGTGCCAGGCGTCCGGGCCGTCATAAAGCCAAACGTCGCCTCCTTCGTATTGACTGGGATCGGTAAGTTGGATTGTGAAGGAAATTTTGCGGTTCTGGTGCTTGTTGCCCCAGTCGGTATGCGACCTGTAGAAGTCTTCAGGCCCGTAACGGACAGCATCAACGGAAGGAAGTCCTGACTCCCCGCTGAACGTGGAAAACCCCCACACATTGTTCTGCTTGCAGACGGTCAGCAGGTTTTCGATGATCGCTTCACCGTATGTGTGGTAGTCCAACTGGCGTCTAGTCGCTGAGCGGACACCTTCGGTTGGCCCGCCGACAACGGTTGCCTGATGGGAGACTGCTTCTTCGGCATGGACGCGAGGACGAACGCACTCTGCGCTGCTCCAGAGTTGCAGTTCTTGAAAGGTATTCAGGTCCTGGCCCCTCCGAAGTACTCCACGGCGTTACCGCTGTCGAGCAGGTCGGCGTTGAGGCACGCCGTGCCCTCGGCGTCGGACCAGATGGTTCCCAGGGTGCGGCCGTACTTACCCGACTTGTCTTTCATGGTCTGAATGATGATCTCGGGATGACGGGTTAGCCAGTCCACTACATAATCTTTTGCCTTGAGGCCCAATGCCTTTTCCTCAAGATCCCTTGTTCGACTTTCCGGCGTGTTTACCCCATAGAGACGCACGCGGATCTTGTGATGGATATCGAATCCGAGGTCGACAAGAAGGTCAACGGTGTCGCCATCGACTACCCGCTTGACCGTAGCGGAATAACAGAACTGGTTAATCGTGTTCGGGTCGAAACTTGACATCTTGGTCTCCCTCGGACACCCGTTTTCGTCTGGTAATCCGGGGATGGTCTGACATCTCGTCTACGAGATCTTCCAGTTCCTCGGCAGAGCCCCTGAACCCATCAGCGACCTGGTCCCAAAGTTCCCAGGTTTCGTTGGCGGCATTCTTGTTTCGGCCCACGTCTACATATTAGCGGTTGTTGGGGTCTACCCGAATAACCATTGTGTAACCCGCCCCAACACCCAGACCGTCAATGCAATAGACATGGAGACCGTCATCAGGAGTGTCGAGATCAGGAACTTTTCGAGCATTCCTCTGTTTCCTGTGGAGGATGGTGTGGATCACCCCAGGGATTGAGGAAGGGATGTTCACCAAACGCTTCTTCACGCCAATATAAGTCATCATCTACCTGAAGGACACTTTTCTTAGGAACCATTGCCTTACTCCTTATTAGGAAAACCCAAAGACCCCCGGTCTTACCCACCGTGGCGGGGGACCGGGGGCCTTTTGGATTCGGTTAGGAGCCGCTAGTCGGCTCCGTTAGCCGTTATGGCTTAGGAAGGCGCTGCGTCGAAGGTGACCTTGACGAAGGCTTCGGGCCGCTTGACGGCTAGGGCGAGGCGCTGCTCGGCCAGGATCACGATCGCGTTGCGCACGAAGAAGTCGCTGTGCTGCTCGCTCACGCGGATGTTGGCCTGCTCGCGGTCGTACAACTGAGCACCAGTACCGAAAGCGCCCACCAAAGCGGTGCCTTCAGCAATGGCCGGAGTCTCGATGACTGGCAGACGCCAGACGCGAGGCTCGCCACCGAGAGCCACGGAAACGGCGACCAGGTACTGGCCATCCGTTGCCTTGGTCAACTCGATGTCTTCCCAGTCGTTCGGATGCATCACGACGCCCGTGGGCTCGTAATAAGCAAGGAACGCCAGAGTGGCTGCACGCCGAATGGAGTCAGCCTTGGTATCCGGAACCGGAAGTGTTGCACCGGCTGACCATGCGTAGGTCTGGATACCCGTGGTCTGAAGAACGCCAGTCAGGTTCTCGCCTGAACCAGAACCGTTGAGGATCTGGGCGTCTTCATGGAGCCTCAGGCCGTACATCAACTCGTTGTCGATGATGGACCGCAACTGCGGCTCGTCTGCCAGCACGTTGCGGTGGGCAGCCTCCCAGTGTGCGAGGGTACGCACAGGGGCCTGCTCGCCGACG